GATATACCTGTCATTATCTACAAGTTGCAGACCGTCAGGTATTGATATACTCTCTCCGTCTGATGTTTCAACATCTTGAGTGTATATGTTAAAACTTTGAATATCACTTTCAGTATTTATCTTCTCTCTAATCTCACTGTCAAAGTTTATATAATATCCTGCGTCTGTTACAAATCCTTGGTTATTATCTGGCTTCCACAGTTCTCGAACTTTATTAGTCTTAAGTGTCTTAGGTAGTTCGTTAAACATTCTCATAAATCTCTGAATACCTAACCTCTGCCCTTCTTGTTCCTCTTCTCCAAAATCATCTACTTCAGGATTTTTCTTGTCTTCTTGTGACATTGAGTTCGTTCCAAAGAATGAAGCCAGTTCCATAAATCCTGACAGTTCTACATTAACTACCCATTTGTCACCGTCCATTGATACACCACCACCTGTGATATACCCTAAAAAGTTATCATAGTGTCCTTCAGTATCTCTTCTTTTTTCCGCTGTTCTGACAAAAGATTGGAACTTAGCTATCTCTTCTGCTGAAGGTTCGTCTAAAAATCCTTGAAGTGCTTTTTCAGTGTTCCATCCCCACTCTAAAAATATAGTGAATCCAGGTTCTAATAAATACTGTGTAATTGCTTCCATCTGTTCGAGAGTATAACACACAACACTAAACCCCGCCTTACGTGAAAAATTATCATCTCCGTCATCTATTGTAAGGTCTTGTACTGTAGGTAATGGTCTGTATCCCTGTCCTTCAAGAATCTCTACAGCCTTTCCACCCCACGTCTTACCAATAGTTCCTGCTAACTTCTCATTTCCGTATATAGAAGGGTCATCTCCTGCCGCAGAAAATAGTTTGTAGTCAGGATTTGAATAGATAATAAGTCCTGTCTCATTTGAGTCTTCTTCTTTTACGGCAGATGTAATACGTACCCACGAGTTTAATCCTGATAGATATTCTATATTATCCTTTCGTAATTCGAGTTCTTCCCGAACGTAAGGTTTAACGTTGGAAAAGTTTGGAAATACTGACATAACTATTAACTATTAAAGTTTGAGTTGATTTGTATAAAGTTTTGTGGGATTCTTAAGATTGTCCCGTCCTCTATACCAAGTGGTGCATCGTGTAGGTTATTTGCTGATGCTATAATCCACCAAAGACTTGCGTCATTATAATATTGATATGCCAACGTATCTAATCGGTCACCTGTTTCGGTAGCAACATAAATATCATTATCTCGTAAAGGAATGTCAGGATATATCTTTGAACGATATACCTGTCTTCCATCTCTTAATTTCTTTCGTTCGTTATTTTTGTATCTACTCGCCATTATACATTCTGTGGATTAAATGAATAGAATTTCTTATCTTCTGTATTACCTCTGCTTTCCAAAATCTTGATACTAACACTTACGTTAATAATCATTGGAAGTTTGTAATTAGACATATCATAGTCTCTATTTCCTAACGTCTTGTAACCACGTAAGTCATACGCATCTCGTATATCTAACAATCTTTCTCGGTCAGTTATATGCCAAGGATAATTATCATCTACTTCGAACGATAGTTCTTCAAAGAATCCCGTTCTGTTTTTATACATATCACCAAGTGTAAAATCTATAAATGGTGGTTTAACTGCCGTACTCTGTTCGTAATATCCTTGTGGATACACCAATGATGCCAAGAAGTTTAATTTCTCCCAAGACTTTTGATGCTCTTCAGCTGACAAAGAGAATACAGTAAACGTAAAATTAACACTACGTTCTATTCCCGTATATGTATAATGTGAAAATGGATTACCTAAAAACTTAGCTGAATCCCATTCAGGAGTAAACGTTTCACTTAATCCCTGCACCGTTGCTCTGAAGTACGCTAACTTATTAGTTACCTTAGACTTGAACTTAAGTGTAATAAAGTCCATATCGTCTAACTCATACCCATCAACTGTTTCTACTGAATCTTCATTATCAAATACACCTGTAGTATTTATACCATCTTTTATAGTACTCATACCTCTTTTGTTTGTCACAAAATCAGGCTTCGGAATATCTCTTGCCAAATAATCAGGGTCACCACTATCTTCATCTAATTGATTTAATGGATTAGTTGTAACTTTTTCAAATTTCTTAACTCGTTCAGGGAATCGTGTAAATTTAATTTCTCTGTAATCAGTTGCGAAGTCTGCAAGTTCTTGTTTAGTTGATAGGTCATTTCTATCTTCTACCTCTACACTTTCTCGATTTATAGTTTTCGAGTATCGTAGTCCACCTTTATCTAATGTTCGTCCAACGGCAAACTGTGGGTCTGTTTCTACAGTCAATCCTTGTGCTGAATCATTAGACCCGTAATTTATATTCGTGACAGAATACCAATACGCACTATCTCGTGTGTACGTCTGTAAGTTTCTACCTGTAATTGATAGTTCTTCTACTCCTACTCTATATCTCGTGTCAGGGCCGAATAGTATTTCACTTGCTGATTTCTTTATTTCTCGTAAGGCACCACCGATAACATTTCTTCCAATATCTTGTGGTCTACCTTCTCGTAAAGAAGTATTTAAAAAGTTTCCTGCTGTTGTACCTTGTGCAGAGTTTAATATCTCACTTAATTGGTCATCTCTGTCTTGTGTCAGAAATAGATTATAATCAGATGTATTTAATCTGTCTACTACATACGTTGGAATTGCTCGGTTTGGGAATCCTAATTTAGACTTTACATTATCAATACTGTCACGAACTCTCTCTACACTGTCACCAAGTAATCCCGTGTCGGACAATTCTCCGAATGAACCTTGTAACATTCTGTCTTTCGTTTGTGTAGTACCAAGTGTAATACGTCCTAATTCGGTTCCGTATAAGGCGGGTGCCGAACCCGCTCTCACTACTCTAATACCCGTAGTCTCTTGTTCTACAAGTGTTTCTTCAGTTCTGTTTCCTAATCTCCTTCTCGCTTCATTAGCAATTTGGATTCCTGTATTCTGTACTAACGGACTTGATGAAGACCATTGTATGTTCTTACTGTCACGAACTTTGTATGTCTCGGATGCAGTTTGACCACCCGTTCTTGCGAAAGGTTCATTATTAAATAAATCTAAAAGTGTTCGTGCCATTATAGTGCGTATGAATTTGTACTTACTTTATTCACAACATTAGCCACTCTTCCTGTGACTTTCTTTCCATCCATATAAACTGCTACTTTTCCTGACCGTAAGTCTTCTCGTAGTCCTTTAATCTCTTGTGCTAATTGAGAACTCGTTCCACCACCACCTGAAGTTGTAAGTGCCTGTGGATTCTTAGTTGCAATAAGTGTGTCAGCAGGATTGGTAGATATTACCTTACCGTTTTGAATAACACCGTCATTTACAGACTCGTCAGAATTACCAAATAATCCATCAAAGAAATTTCCTATAGTGGTGTTTTCAAATACACCAAATATAGCATCTATCACTCTCATAGTAATTGATTTAAAGAAGTCTATTATAGTATCTCCAAGTCTTTGGAAACCCAATTGAACTTCCGAAAGGTCTCCTGTAAATATACCCTTCCATATAGTAGCTATACTACTTACCATACCAAGAACATACTCAATTAAGTCAGTCAATAGTCCAATAGAAAATGTTATTGTATTCACCGCTATTGCTATACTACCACCAAGTATTTCACCAATCACTTGTAATGTCTTTCTAAGAACTTCACCGTCTTCATTAACTCCACCAAATAAAGCACCAAACTCTCGTAAAGCATCTCCTATTTGTCTGAATGAATTAAGTATAGGTTCTAATATACCTTGTGCAAATGGTGCAAGTAATGTTATAAGACGAATACCCGCCGCAGATAACATATCACCAAGTTCCGTGAAAAGACTCGTTACTTCTCTTCTTCTTTCAAGAGCTTCTGCTTCATCATCTAATTGCTGTTTTGTTATATCACCAAGTGCTTCTCCCGCAGCTAATCTCTCTTGTACTAAACTTAACTGTGTTCTTTCAAGATTACCAAATCTACTTTTAATTTGTTGTTGACGAATTAAATCACTTAATTCCATTCCCGTAGCATCAACAATAGCTTGTTGTTGAATTCTGTTCATTTCAGTTAAGTCTCCAAGTCTACCAACTTGATTAACTACTTCCTTCTGTGCTTCAAGTGCTTCTCCCTGAAATGCTAATGAACGTGCTCTGTTAAAGTTTACTCGTTGTCCTAATAATGCTGACAACTGTAGTTCAGAGTTTATCGAACTTTCAAACTCAATAAGTTTATCTGCTACTTCAGCGGCTTGTCCTATAGATGTTCCCAATTTCTCTGCTTCAACTGCCGCTGCCGCTAATTCAGATACAGACCCACCGAAGAATTGAAATGCTACTTCAGAGTTTTCTGCTATATCTTCTAATACTTTCTGTGGTGCTACTCCTACTAAGTCAGATGCTTCAGTAACCATCTGAACCATACTCTGTGCAGTTTCAGATGATGAACCTGACATTGTGGAAAATATCTTATTAACTTTTGCAGAAGTATCAAGTGATACACCAAAGTTCTTATTAAGAACTGTCATTGATTTTAATACCGCTGAAGATGCCTGTTCTATATTATCAAATTCTTGTGTAAATGCACTTGCCGCATTTTGTACATCTTCAAATCCTACTCCAAGTTGAGCAGTATCCATTACAACACTTGATATATTATCTCCAAGTTGTTGAGTATCGTTTGCAAGTAATCCTGTCTCTTGTCTAAATGCTTCAACGGATTGTGCAATTTGAAAAAATCCTACTGTTGCAAGTGCGAACAAAGCTGCTGCCGCAACCGCTGCTGCCGTAAATGGATTAGATAATAGTGGCCCTAATGCTTTTGCTTTTGCAATACCACCTGCAAGTCCTGCACTAAATGAACTGGCGAATGATGATGAAGCCATTCTTGCCTGTCCGAATGATTCTACAAATCCTTCTTTAAAAGACATACCTACCAACTGAATAGTATCTGTTAAATTGCCTATCAGTGGTTCAAGAAATGAATTTATTAATCCACCTAATACAGGAATTTGGTCTACCATAGAAACAAGACCACCCAATGCACCCGTAATAGAATTTGTGAAATTATCCATTTTCTGTTCTAATACAGAAATTTCATTACCTATCATAACGTGATTTTGTAATAATCCTTGAGCTGCTGTTATTTGTTGTAATGCAGCATTTTTTAACTTTTCATTAACACCAAGGTTTTTTTCAGATATATTTACAGTTTGACTCTTTAGCTTATTAATAGTATTTGTTATATCTTCTTCATCTTCAAGAGATTCTAAAATTTCTTTTGTAATATCAACTTCATTAGATAATGTCTTATTTCTTTTATCCGATTTCTTTTGGAGTGAAGACATATCATCATTAATCTCACTAATTAAAGATGTGGTAATGCCTAACAAGTCATTATATTCTCGTTGGTTATTTATATTTTCTCTTGAAGTATCTGCCATTTTTAGTAATCAAATCCTAAGGCTTTTCTTACAGCAGGAGATAAGTTTTTCTTAATTTCTTCTTCATCCCCATCTGCATATTTTTCTATTTTATCTCTCGTTTGTTTCATAACTCGGTCAGTATCATCAACCGCACGTTGTACATCTTTGTCATTTTTTATCTTTGAAGATACTCCCTTCGCAAAAAGTTTTCCCAACCAACTACTTTCTTTTAACCACTTATTGTGAGTTTCCATAAATAGTCTCTTTTCTTCTTTTGTTAGTTTCATAGTAATATTGTTTATTCTGTACCTATAAATATAGACATATAAAAAAAGTAAAGACCAAGAGTATTTATTTCTTAATCTTTACTTTTGATTTTGGTTTATTATTGTCCTTTATTTTCTTTTCTCGGTCTTCTAATAACTTGGCCAGTTTCTTATAGTAGAATAGTCTAAGATGTACTGGCATATTATATACATCTGAATGTACAAAGCCATTACCGTGAAAACAAAGGTCAAATATTTGTTCGTGTAGTATGGACTTATAGTTATTCGGAAGGCCAAAAAAAGTTAGCGCCCATCGGAATGGGTCTTACCTCCTTCTCACCTGTTTGAGAATTTATATAGTCATAATTCATTTCAACGTCAGGTTGAATAGATTTTACGAACATTCTAAATGCTTTAGTATCTCGTGTGATAAACTTATTACTGATAAAAGATGTGATTGCTCCTATTGAATCGTCACCGTCAACTGATTCAATCATATAACGGTATCGTGTGGTTAGTTCTGCTGAAGGTGCGTTCTTATTAAGTCTGCTTTGTGCTTTAATATCTTGACTAATCTGCTTCTCGTCACCGTGTGTTAGTAACTTAAAGACTAACTTATTTTTTCCAAACGGTGTTTCGAACTCATATAAGTTTTTTCTGTTTAACTTATCGTCATCTATGTCTTTCATTGGAATCCCTTTAAGGTCTACTACTATCTCTTCCTTCTCGTCAAACTCATTAGTAACTTCAATCTTGTATTCAGGGCCATAAGCCAGAACACGAGTTGCTAACATAATAGCATTTTTGTCACCAAGTATAATTTGTGAAGGGTCTACGTCACCTACAATTACTGACTCAAATAGTTTGTCTAATGCAAGACCTTTTTTGATAAGATTTCTTGACGCTAAAATTTCTTCTTCTTTAGCGGTCATATATTTTATTTCAATAGTTCCGTCACTTAGTGGACTATCTTCGGGATATACTAACCCTTTAGATGGGAGTTCTATAACTTCCGTTGGAAAATCGTATGTTTTGCTCATAACTTTCGTTTATTAATTGTTTATATATAAGTATATAAAAAATAAAAAGTTATAAAAAAACCCCGTACACCGAAGTATACAGGGTTTGTAATATTCTAAATAGGAGAAACTTTAGAATTCAAGTATTGCGTAATCGTATGATAGTCCAACCGTGATTTCTGCCACTTCATTGGAATCAAATGCTACATCATTGAAGTTCGCTGAATTAATAAACGCTCCCTTCAACTTCCACTGTTCAATCTTATCACCTACTGGCCCTAACATATAGAAGTCAATGTCCTTCTTATAGAAGTCTGCATATCCTTTTCTACCTGTAATAGACTCGTGTCCTAATCGAACCCACTCCATTACTTGTTGAGCACCTGAAGGTACAATAGGGTCATATAGAGTAATCTCTATGTCTTCCCAATTTCCCTTACCTTGTAGTTTTCTCTTGATGTTAATGTGGTCAAGTTCTACCGTTTCAAACGTGATTGAAGGACGTGACGCCGCTTTAATCAAATAAGATTGAATACCGTCTACTTCCATAATGTAACGGTTCTTCATCTTTGGTTCAAAGTTCGTATAGAACATTTGGTCAAATTCTAATACTTCTGCCATAATTTTATATTCTCCTAAAAGTTTCTACTAATAAATATGTAGTTTTTCAATTTTCTGTTTTAATTACGATGAAAAACTTGCACCCGTTGGTAGAATATTGAAATCAATTACGATAAATTCAACTGTCTTCGCTGGCTGTAAGAAAATACTACCCGCTAAGATGTTTCTATCAATTACGTCAGGTGTGTTGTTAGACTCGTCCATAACTACTTTAAATGCGTACAGTCCTTGTCTTTGTTGTATTCCTTCTAAGTAAGGATTAACTGTATTAATAAATCTTGCTCGTGTTTGAGAAGTATTCTGTTCGAATAGTAAGAACCTTGAAGTAGAAGCGATAAACTTCTTAACTCTAATCAATAGTCTTCTTACATTAATTCTGTCAAGTGCTGAAGCTCTATCCTGTAGTGTCTTCTGACCGTATGCTACAATACCCTGTCTTGGGAATGTTGCGATTGGATTCACTTTATTTTCATATAGTGTATCTCTTTCTTCGTGTGTCAGACGGTTACTTACAGATGATGCTCCAATGATTCCACCTCTCGTTAGTCCCGCAGGTGCAAACCATTCAGCTGCAAGGTTGTCATTCGCTGCGTACACTGCTGGCATTAGTACTGAAGGTGGTACACTTACCAATCGGTTAGTGTTAATGTCTACTGTCTTAACCCAAGGGTAGTATGAACCTACATAGTTGGAGTCTACTGAATTAGCTTGTCCTGTTACCTGTGTGATTGAATCTCCCTCTGCTGTCAAATCTCCGATGAAGAATGCGTCCTGTCTTGCTTCTACCAAGTCAAGTGCTTCAGTCCATACAGATAGGTGTAGTCTTCTCACAACACCTGGAACTGTTAGTAAGTTGATGTCATAAATGTCTTCGTTAGAAAGTGCGTCAAAACATCTACCGTATGCTACTGAACCTGATGCCGTTGTACTTGACAAGTCAAATCCTTGTGAGTTACCTGTTGAAATTGAACTTCCTTTAGAAGTTTCAACCGCAGGAGACTTACCATCAAATCCACCTTGGAATACAAGTGTGAATTGTCTGTTAATCATATCGTCCGTTGCTGAACCTGTTGCTTCATAAGTAAGTTCAATACCGTCAATGTTTCCGTCAAATGCGAATACAGTATTTGAACCTGTTATATTACCAATACTCACATCATTTGGAATTGGTTTCAAGTATTGAGCGTTATCAATCTTAACACCTGATGTCTCAACGTCAACACCTGAATAACGGTAAGGATTTCCTGCTTCGTTTTCAGTTGAAGTTGTTTGATAAACTGCCTTCGGTACAATCGTCTCGTCTCCATCTACCCAAATTGGATTTAGTGGAGCGGCGTGACCGAATGGTACTGCTGATACAGGATAAGAACCCTGATTCGCTACCTCTACTCTTATATAATCTGAATTGTTTTGCCAGTCTCCGTTCTCCGATACTTTACCGCTCACCTCGTCAATCGTTCTATTCATATCACCAATTACTCGTGCGATATAATTAGGAGATGCTGGGTCTAAGTTTACATTATTAA